GTATCAACGCAGAGTACTGGCAGTGTCATGGGTCAATAACCAAGCATATGTCAACACGCCAAATGGCTCTATAGGCTTCTTTGCCAACCTAAGCGTCGGTGATTGGATCAGCGCTCTTGGCAATCCTTCTAATCTAGCCTTGCGCGTCGAAGGATTCTGGAGCAGCATTAACGGTGGTGGTAGCGCTACAACTGCTGCAAATGCTAAGTCTATTACACTTGATGCAGTATATCAAGGACCTTCGTCGACGAGCATTGCCTCTTTTGACCAGGGAATTTACCTTGCATCAGATATCGTAATTCAGTCTAGGGCAAATCCCGCCATCGCCGCTGCAGGCGGTAATTTCATATGGTTAGTTTTTCGCAGTGATACTATCGAGAATATTGCTACCATCAGTTCGGTTACTGTATCGGGTACTCTCACAGTAACCGATGGATCAGCAGCATCTACTACTGGTACAGTTGCTGAAGTAGTTGCAACTGCTCACGGCTTGGTTGATGGAGATCGTATCACTGTAGTCGCTCCGGCTGGACAAGCAGGAACGTATACGGTTGAAGTCATAGACGCCAACACATTCTTTTTCAACACGCTAAACACTTCTACTGGTGCGTTTACAGGATACTACGGATTGTGCACCACTGCTGCTAGGTTCAGTCCGGGCGGTATCCAACTAGAATCAGCTACCAACGGATTTGAGTCTGGGGAAACCATCGTGGTTGGTGGAACTACCAACTTCAACGGTGAGTATGTAATCAACCAAAGAACTGCAACACAATTTGAATTTCCAATTGCTGGCTTAGTCCCACCAAGTCCACCAGTCGGAAGTCCAGTAATGGCGACCGCAGCAAGCTATGCTGTTCTAGCTAATTCAACAATTACTAACGTTGGTTCAACAGTTATTACCGGCAACTTGGGCCTATATCCTGGAACTTCTGTTACTGGCTTCCCACCAGGAACAGTTTCTGGCACGGAAAACATTGCCAACGCGGCGGCGATGCAGGCAGAGGTAGACGCAACTGCTGCTTATACTGACCTATCAACACGCTCAGCTACAACTATTCCATCTATCCTAGATGGACAGACTCTGAATGCCGGAGTTTACAAGTTTTCGTCTGGTTCTGCTTCACTAGCAACTTCCGGTCCTGGCACCTTAACATTTAATGGTTCTGCAACCGATATCTTTGTCATCCAGACTTCATCTACATTGACAACTGGTGCCGGCGGAACTCCTACAATTGCTTTCACCGGTGGAGCATTAGCATCTAACCTGTACTGGGCAATCGGATCTTCAGCGACCCTTAATGTCAGCGGCACAGGCACATTTGAAGGAACACTTATCGCAAATGCGAGCGTCACACTTGATGGCGGAACCATTAACGGTAGCGTGATCGCGCTCAACGGCGCAGTTACCATAAGTGCTGCTTCTACAATTACTTTAGCAACACCTGTTGGACCTCCAGCACCTGAAACTGCTGGTACTGCAACTCTTGCTCGTCTTGATGTTCGCTCTGAAGAAGGCATTACAAAAGTTGTTCAAGGTGAGACCATTGACATCGGTGAAGGTGACTCTGATAACATCCAAAGATTCATAGGAATGAGTTCTTTGGCTGAGACTTATCCGGATTACTTTACTGGACCATATAATACACTTTGGAACCTTGCTAACTACAACGGCAATGTAAACGACAACTTGACGCTGCGCGTAAGCAAATTAACAGCCATGATGGCTGACAAAGCGCAAGATAAGACGCTTAAGTATCTATGTAATGCGGCCACTGCAGTTAACACTACTAGCGGCTCAGCACAGCAACTTACCTTCTCACCAGCATCAAGCACTCTCACTATCCTGCAACCGGGTTCCCCAGCAAACTCGGTTGTATCTTTGCCTAGCGCAGGCCCAGGAATTTCGCTCTTAGTAAACCAGTCCGCGTACGTAGTAATAAACAGAAATGCTGCAAGCACACCCTCTATTGTAGTTGCAAACACAGCACAGGTACCGATCGATGAAAACGTTGTTGTAATAGCCAGCAGACTTGGTGATGGCAGCGTTTGGTTATGGAACGGCGAAAATGTAATCAATGCAACACCGCTTCAACCTACTAGCGGCGGTTTAGTATCTGTTACTTACTACGATCCTGTGAGTTTGACCTTGCCAACCGGAACAGTCGTCGAGGACGGTATTACGATAAGCGCAGGCAGTACAGTACTGTTCTCTGCGCTAACCTCTGGTACCAACAACGCTGTTTATATAGCCAATGGAACTGGCACTACCATCACTGGTTGGAGCTTACAGTTTATCTTCAACGGTAATGCTTCTCCCTCCAGTGCCTCAACTGTAATCATTCAAGAAGGCAACAGCTTCAAGGATCAGATAGGCAAGTTTAACGATACTACTTGGGTGTTCAACGACAAGGTTAGATACTTCAACGGAACAGACTATTTTGAACAGTCTAGCCTACTATCTAGCACATTAAACGACAACACAACAAACGGGATTGCTACTAGCTTTAACAATGCCGGCAGTGAATACGTGATCATTGACTTCTCTGTTAACAGAGGTACCGCAAGGGATACTGGCACAATATACGTCACAACAGATGGGGTCACCGCTGAAGTAACATCAGGTGGTGCATTCATCAACAATACGGGCGTTATCTTCACCGGATCAATAGTGGCTGGAGTCTTTAACCTACTGTACACTACCACTTCTACCGGCTCTAATGCCACCATGAAGTTCATGATTCGCAGGTGGTCTAATGGTCCTGGCGGACCAAATGGCGTCCCTAGTTATAGTGGTTCTAGCAGCAGCGTTGTAGCAGCAGGACCTAATGAATCTATTCAGTTTAATCAGGGTGGATTACTAGACGGCAACAGTAACTTCCTCATTGATACTGCTAACGGTGCTATCAACTTAAACGGTCTGGCGCAAAGCATACTCTCTGTTGGGCTCACCATAACAGACAATACCTCTTCGCCTGCAGCGCTGTTTTCGTATCCGTTAACCGCTTCTTACGCAGTTTTCGAGTATTCCATAACGCGAGATGGCGCCTTTAGGACTGGAAGGTTGCTTGTTGCCAATGATGGATCTATCACTTCAGAGAGCGATGACTATGTTGAGACTAGCATTACAGGTGTTACACTGACCACCACAATTGCTGGCAGCGACGTTGTGGTATTGTATACATCGACTGCCACTGGGTTTAACGGGACGTTTAAGCATTCTGGAAGGTCATGGAGTTAATATGGCCGGCCAAAATACATTAAATTTTGCAAGCAAGGTAACATTTTTAAACGGAGCTGTATTCCTAAATGGACAGGCTCTGTCTCTACCTAACTCTGCTTCTGATCCAGGTTCTGCCATGGCTGGGGATACGTATTACAATACTGTCTCTAATACCATTCGTTTCTACAATGGCACCGTTTGGTCCGCTATTGGTGGCGGCAGCGGTTCATATCTCGTCAACGAGTTCACTCTTTCGCCCACAGATGTATCTAACGGATTTGTCACCCTAAGTTCTGCACCAACTACACCTGCAGACACTATTCTCACTGTTATAGGCGGCCCTATGCAGTCATACGGCATAGACTATACGGTTTCCGGCTCTCAACTCACGTTTATCAACAGTCTTGCCTTTGGTGGTGCTTCAGCACTTGTTTCAGGCGATATGCTCGTGATACAATATAACTAACAAGGAACATAACTATGTCGCAGATTGTAACCAAATTTTTAGCAGACCTTGCAGTAACTTCTGGATCATCTGCAGCCCACGGAAAAATCGGATCGGGCGCAGCTTCCGCAACTCAAGCGCTGTTTTCTGATGGAGCCGGTGGTACTACCTTTAGAAGCATCATCTCTACAGATCTTCCAGGTAGCATAACGTCGAATACGACTGGTACGGCATCAAACATAACTGCTACTACCAATACTACATTAACTACTCTTTCTGCGCTCACTACGGCAACTTCGTTAGCAATCTCTGGATCACAGGTATCAGGCGGAACCTTTGGAGCAATTAACGGCTCAGCCTTAACAAATCTCTCTGCAGCAAACCTAAGCGGCGTTCTTCCCGTTGGCGTAACAGGCGGCTCTGGACTATCGATTGCGACCACTCAACTTACTGGCGTTCTTCCTATCGCCAACGGCGGCACAGATAACGGTTCGTTACCAGTAACGGCTGGTGGCGTACTGTACACCGATGGCACTAAATTTCAAAATGTCGGAGCAGGAACGAGCGGGCAAGTACTAACCAGTAATGGTGCCAGTGCTCCAACATGGACCGCTGCATCAAGTGGTACAGTGACTTCAGTTTCTGTAGTTAGTACCAATGGTTTTGCAGGGACAGTGGCAACAGCTACTACGACCCCTGCTATAACAATTGAAACTACTCTTACTACTCCTGTTTTAGCCGGTAATGGAACTGCCCTTATTGCAGCTACTACGACCGGTACAGGTTCAACAGTTGTTCTAAATGCTGATCCTACGTTTGCTACCATAAACATGAACAGTACTCAGATCAACAACCTAGCTAACGGCACTGCTTCTGGCGATGCAGTAAATCTAGGACAGTTGCAAGCTGCAATTAGCGGTTTAACTTGGAAAGGTCCAGTTGCTGCATACGCTGTTGGCAATGTTCCTCTCACTGGTTCTACTCCTCTAGTTATCGACGGATATACTGTCCTAAACGGCGATATGCTGTTACTTGCTGGTCAATCTACCGCTTCGCAAGACGGAGAGTATACTGCAGCTATTACTGGCGGCACGTATACTTTGACTGCAAATGGTCAACCTACCGCTGCTGGTGATGCATGGTTAGTTTTAAATGGTACCGTGTACGCTGATAGTGCTTTTGTCGCTAACTCGGCAGTTCCAACAGCCACCTTTACAGAATTTGCTGGCCCTACGGCATACACCTTTACCGCTCCTCTAGTTCTAACTGGACGTACAGTAACTATTACTCAGGCAACTACATCTACAAACGGTTACTTGAGCAGCACTGACTGGAATACATTCAACAATAAGCAGGCTGCTGGAAACTACATCACTGCTCTAACGGGTGATGCTACAGCTTCAGGACCTGGTTCTGCAGCATTAACTTTAGCAACTGTTAACAGTAACGTAGGATCATTTGGTTCTTCGACCTCAATTCCTTCCTTCACTGTTAACGCAAAAGGCTTGATCACAGCTGCTTCTGGTAATGCTGTTGTCGCTCCTGCTGGAACGTTGTCTGGAACAACTTTAAATAGTACAGTTGTAAGTTCTAGCTTAACATCAGTTGGCACTATTGCAACCGGTGTATGGCAGGGAACCGCTGTAGGTCCTACGTTCGGCGGTACGGGACTTACGTCTTACACAACTGGCGACACACTTTATGCATCTGCATCAAACGTTCTCTCTAAGCTTGCAATTGGTTCTACTGGTAACGTACTGACAGTTGCAGGTGGAGTTCCTACATGGGCAGCTCCTGCTGCAACTTCAACTAACAACAAAGAAACCTTTGTTGTTGCCGGTAGTCAACAAACATTCACCTTAGCGCATACACCACTAACTAACTCTGTTAGTTTCTTAGTGCAGGGCGGAGGAGATCAGCTAGAAGGTTCTAGTTATGATTTCACCGTAAGCGGCGCTGTTGTTACGTTACAAAATGGTCTTGCCACTGGCGGAGTTTCTGCCTTAGTCAATGGAGACGTTGTACAGATTCAATATCAGTATTAAGTATAATAGTTCATTAGTGGGAAGTAGGAAACTACTTCCCTAATTACCGTTTGAAATAACGAAGCTGGGGTGGATGCCCTGTTTCTAACGAAACAAAGGAAAATGGTGAGTCAAATCGGCATAATCTATAAGGTTACCAATCTAGTAAATAACAAGATTTACATAGGTCAAACTATACAAAATTTACACGTAAGAATTTATCATCATTTTTACGAAAGTAAAAACGCTAACTGCTATTTTCATCACGCGATTAATAAGTACGGAAAAGAAAACTTCGTCGCTGAAGAAATCTGTTCTGCTACCAGTATAGAAAACCTAAATCATCTAGAAGAGCACTTTATCAGTTACTATGACTCCCTGAGTCCTAATGGCTATAATATTGTTTTTGGTGGAAACAACTTTAAAAGAGTTCGCAGTCCAATGGAAGGCAAACATCACTCAGAAGAAACTAAGCAAAAAATGAGTAAATCTGCTACAGGCAAACCCAAAAGTTTAGAGGCTGTACGAAAAATGTCTATCACTAAAACAGGATTTAAGCATTCCTTGAAGTCGCGCGAAAACATGAGTAGGGGTAAAAAGGGTCGCATAAAAGAAGGTAGAAACGTGGTTTGTAATGAGACTGGAGAAACCTTTATCTCTGTAACTGAAGCTTCGCGTAAAACAGGCATTTATAGAACTAAGATTTGTAGACAACTAAGCGGCAGTGTAAAGAGCACAAAATGTCCACTTACTTTTTACTATAAAGAAAGAGGTTCAATGTGAGTCAAATTTCCACCAAGTTTTTACAAAATAATGCTGTAACCAATGGCAAATTGGCACAGGCACCAGCCAATACTATTAAGGGTAACAACACTGGATCCACTGCCAATGAAGTTGACTTAACAGTAGCTCAAACCCTAACAATGTTGGGGATCTTCTCCGGGAGAACTGCCCTTTCTAGCGCAACTACTAGTAAGGCCATCACATTTAGTACAGCATTTGGAAGTGCCACAGGATACTCGATAACGGGCACTATAATGAACCTTACGGACTCAAATCCTCAGTATATCCCTGTCACTGTAACGGTTCAAGCGACCACTGGAGCAACTTTTTCTTGGAATGCACCTCTCTCATCCGGAAATTACCTCCTGAGTTGGCAAGCAATATTACTTAACTAACCCTTTTCATGGTAAGATAGTTAAGTACCTTTTAGGGATATGTGAACTTTAAGGAATAGGACATGAGCGATAATTTTTTCCGTCTGAACAAAGGCCTAAATCTCAACCCCCAGACTAGCTACGGCAGCAGTGATCCTGCTGGCACCGACGGCGACATCTATTACAACGACGTACTTGCTAAATTCAGGAAGTTCCAGAACGGTTTCTGGACTGATCTCGACACTAACAGTGGCGGTGGCGGTGGATCCCCATGGGTTGCTCAAGAACTTAACTTGCCTGCAGCATCGACCGGTGCCTCTATTACTTTTACAGCTCCACAACCAGATACATCGTATGTTGTGTTCGCCATCATGGAGAATCTCGTAGATCCTAACCCCCAGTTTCAACAGGTTGAAGTAGTGAGCAAAACTACAACTGGTTTTAATGTTAAGTGGAATGTGCCGCTTGATACCGCTAATTACATCATCTCTTTCGTAGTACCGCCAAGGTGGTTTACATATGCCGAGACTCCTATTGGCGCTGGTCAAAGTTCAGTTAATGTTACCTTTCCATTCGCGCAAGCTACTAGTTCTTATCCAGTGATTGGTATGTTGCAGAATCTAGTAGATGCTAATCCTCAGTTTCAATCAGTCTTAGTTACCCAAGAAACCACCTCTGCTACGGCCCTTTCTTGGAACGTACCTACTGGCACGGCTAACTATAAAGCTGTAACGATGCTAAACGGCAGTGCGCAAATATCAGTAGGCAGTGGCGCAACATCTGTCACTATTCCTCTACCGGTTGACTATGGGACATCCAATTACGGTATTGTTGTCACCGCACAAAATCTAGTAGACGCGCATCCTCAATACATGCCGCTACTTGTCACAGCAAAGACCGCAAATAGTGTAACGGTGAGTTGGAATGTTCCGACTTCATCAGCAAATTACGTTTTAACATGCTACGCAATTTCAGCGACAGCTTAATTTAAGGAGAGAATATGGCATCATTTCAGTACGGGGGTTTAGTCCTTCAAGAAGCAATAACCGCAACAGCTGCAGGCACAACTACGCTGGTAAACACTAGTAAGATGCTGCAGATTTTCACAGGCACCTTAGCACAGACGATTGTCTTGCCAGATGCAACCACAATGTCTGTGGGTCAAAGTTATACTATTTATAACCAATCAACAGGTACTCTGACCTTACAATTCAACGGCGGCACGTCCTTCACTGATGCCACTGGTAAGAGCTATACGCTGATTAGCACTCTAACCTCTATCACTATCACTCTTCAAACAAATGGTACTGCTTTAGGTACTTGGGCAGTTACAGCATCTGGTGGCAGCGGTACTGGCGCTCCTGGCCCAACGGTTCAAAAGTTCCTTTCTGGATCAGGTACGTACACTACTCCAGCCAACGTTTCTTTCATTAGTGTTAAGATGGTCGGCGGCGGTGGCGGCGGCGGTGGATCTGGAACGGGTTCGCCTGGGACCGGTGGAACTGGAGGCAATACTACTTTTGGGACTTCTCTTTTAGTTGCTAATGGAGGTGCCGGTGGGTCGATTGCGGCCTTTGGGGGCACTGGAGGAACCGCTTCATTGGGTTCTGGGCCAATTGGTACGGCCCTTCAGGGAGGATCTGGTACAAGCGGTGGAGGTGCAATTAACTTGGGCATGGGAGGCTTTGGGGCTTCAACTCCATTTGGCGGCGCAGGTTCAGGCGGTAACAACGCTAATCCAGGCCAAGCAGCTATTTCAAACACTGGTGCAGGTGGTGGTGGAGCTGGTGATGGCACAGGAACTAATGCGTCTAACGGCGGCGGTGCTGGCGGTTTCGTAGACGCTATTATCGTTTCTCCTGCAGCAACCTATACTTATTCTGTCGGTACAGCAGGTACAGCAGGAACTGCAGGCACCTCTGGTTTTGCTGGCGGAGCTGGCGGTTCAGGTTACATCCAAGTTACCGAATACTATTTCAACGGCCTCGGCGCATCAGCTGGGAATGGCGGAGCTTATACTCCAACCATCACGACCCTTACTACTGGTACTGCTCAAACCTTTACGACTCCCGCAAACGCCAGTTTCTTGAGAGTGAGAATGGTCGGCGGTGGTGGCGGCGGAGGTGGAGCTGGTAGCCCTGGATCTCAAACTGGAAACTCGGGAACGGCAAGTACATTTCAGGTTACCTCTGGACCTTCTCTACTTTCCGCTGGAGGTGGAACCGGTGGGTCTGGTCAAAGTGGTGGTTCAGGAGGTACAGCCTCTTTAGGAAGCGGACCTACAGGTACCACTTTGACTGGTGGTAGCGGCATTAACGCTTCCACTAATACTTCGACCACATCTTTCTATTCAATGGGTGGTTCCGGTGGTACTACGGCGTTTGGCGGTGCAGGCAGCGGTGGACAACCTGCCGCTGCTGGGAACGCTGGGGTAGCAAACACTGGTGCGGGTGCGGGTGGTGGTAACGCTGGGACTACTAACGGTACATACGCGGGTGGTGGTGGTGGAGCGGGCGGTTTTATAGACGCCATTATTGCTTCTCCGGCAGCTAGCTATACCTATACGGTTGGTGCTGGTGGAACCGGTGGAGCAGGAACTGGTGGTGGAGCGGGCGGAAATACTGGTGGTTCAGGTTACATCGAAGTTACCACGTACTATAACAATGGTGCGGTTGGAACGGCGACTAATGTTACTGGAATAGTAGCTATTGCAAACGGCGGAACTGGTCTAAGTTCAAGCATCAACTGCAGGTATACAAACACCAGCGGTCAAAGTATTGCAACGACTTCTAACGTCGGTATCACTAACTGGACGAAGGATTACGATGCTACATCTCCTAACTTTAATGGTACTACAGGCGTCTATACTGCTCCTGTTGCTGGTAAGTACAGGTTTGATGGAAGTCTCTACTATGCATCTGGAGCTGTTACGGCCGGTACTGAGTTTGAATTCATTGTCATTAAGAGCAGCACGAATTACTACTTAGGCGGAGATTACATGCAAGCAACCGCCACGATTCCTGTTGCGATGAGCGGAAGCGTAACCCTTAACTGTAATGCCGGAGACACTATCGCTGTTACAACATTCCAAAGCACTGGCGGTACAAGAACCTTATCTACTGTTGCAAATGAAATCTCTATCTGCATCCAATACATAGGAGCTTAATTTACTTAAGTAATAAACTAATCACGTCAATGAACAGCTAGGGTCACGATGTTTAATAAAACCTTGCAGCCATACACAGATGGAGACGGGTTGGTATCAAATACTTTGGTACCGCCAGGAACGGTGAGAGCGAGCGACAACGGAGTTTTATTTACTTCTGAAGCTCTGATCCTTGCTAATATTCAGGGCGAATCACTGCCAGTTTCTTATGTGACAGCACTAAATAGTTGCATAGACTCAAGTGAGCATCTACATAGAGCGCCCAACGACCTGTCAGCGGATACTCCTGATGACACTATAGGGATTCTGTCATTGATATGTAGCGGGCAAGAAGGAATAACTCCGATTGCCTTAACGTTAAGCGTATGCCAACCTGTTATCATGTATGCTTGGCTTGCTTCTAGGAACATAAGGGCGTACCACCTGTTTAGTTTAGTGGCAGCATGCATCATTGCTCTAAGCAACATCAATGAACCATCTAGTAGCACCTCCAACAAGATGCTCACCTGGGTTTTGATCAAGGGCTTGAGTAAAAAGTCTTTGTTGTGTAAATTGGCTGGTAAAATCTGGACATACAGAATGACCAAGATTTATGGTAGCACAAAGGCTATCGCAGAGACGTACTTTGGACCCAGCCATCCGTTTGTTGCTAATTGGGCCGAGTGATTACTTCAGCAAAAATGCGTTGATATCAACTAACAGTTGCTCTTCGCAGTTATTCTGCTGTTGATAAGTCTTAGACCACTTAACTAAAATTCCACTAACCCTTGTATTGTCAGTAGTATCCCACAGCACTTCTATACCCACATCAGTGTCTAAAACCTTGATGCGCTGCTCTATAGAGCCAATATAGTAGTTATGAAGTCCAACGACATCTTGCATCAAAGCCATAGATGAAACATCGGCATCCAACTCATCCACCATCTTTAGGATAAAAGCTTCGACGTTGTTCTTACGCTGAGCAATCTCTTCGCTTAACAACTCTCTCTTCTTGACTTTTTTCTTGATTTTATCTAGGATGTCGCTTTTGATGCTCACTCGACGGCCTTAATAGTAGACAAGAAGAACTTCTTGAATTCTTCGTATCCTAGATCTTTAAGCATGTCATTCCAATCGCGGGATTCACCGGTGAAGGCGTAATGAGTGCACGCGTCGCCATCTTTAAATTTCTTCAGCATCTTTGCCCCAGCTTCATCCGAGTCAGGAGCAACAATGATCTTTAGACCTTGGTCTTTGAGTTTCTTAAGCGCTTCCTGATGATGCTTAGTGGCACCAGCGCCGCTACAAGCAATAGCCCGCCAGGGATTACGAGCAATCCCGCCGTATACCATGTTGAGCGTTTGGTTAATAGAGATCGCGTTAAACGAACCTTCCGTAACAACAATCCTTTGAACATCACCAATGAATCGCGATTGATTCCAGCCATAAAAAAGTAAACCCAGTCTTGTGCCAGGGATAGTGTCCATCTTTTGGACTTCGCCGTCCGGATGCACCTTAGGCGTTACAAACCTAGTTTGTGCGCCGCAAAAGTGATTATCAAAATAGTACGGGAACACAATCCCATTCTTCTCTACATCATAATACATATCGCCTTCAAGCGTGAGCCCACGACTTTTAATATAATCTATGCCAGGCTGTGAACGCGAATCAGAGAGTGGAATAAACCGTGCAGGCCATGCTTGAACATTCACTTCGTTTGGCGCAGACTCCTTGTACTCGAAGTCGCCCTTTAAGAACTCAGATAGTTCAATGCCCGCATGGTAACAGTAGGAACGAATGGAGTAGCCGCGTTGACATTTGCCCTGGCACCACACCCAGATGCTTCCATCGTCAGGATCAGTGTGCCAGTGGAGGCAGTTGTTCTTTCTTCCGTCCTTACAGATGAGACACTTCTTAGTATTGATCACTTCTTCACCAACTTCTGACCGGCATTGTAATCTGCGCCAGCGGATAGGGTATTTTCACCGATGTCTCTAGTGAGCTTGTCCAACTTGACCTGAGCGATAGCTTTTGCCAAGTCCAGACTGTCCGCAGTGTTTAAGTATCTACCCTTTTCGTAGGAACAGGTAAGCTTGTCGCCTTTGCGACCAAAGAAGCGATCCTTACAGATTAGAAAGTCTGTAGTGCTTTCCTGGAAGTTGGGGACGATTTCCACGACAACTGAGGCCCCATCTTGAATAGAGGCACATTCCTTCAGTCGAGAGTCAAGTTCAGTACCCTTGGCCGGACGCTTACTGAGCGACCACAACTGAGCAAACATGATGACAGGGGCGTTAGAAGTTTTCACGTAGGAGTTCAGGTAGTCTTTGAACTCCATCATCACCTTGTAAGGTTCCTTGTTTGGATGCATCTCTGAGTACTTGATAAGTTGAAAGTAATCGATGATGATGGCTGAGAAGTCTTCATTCTTGGCTGCTTCTAGGATGTTCTTAACGCCCTCTAGGCGAGTTGTGCGCTGGTCGTCGGCCGAGAACACGATAACGTGCTGTTTGATGTTAGGAATGTGTACAACATACGACATCTCTTCCATCTTTGTGATCTCCCCGCGGATCACGCTCTGAAAATTGATGCCGGCCTCTAAACAAGCGATACGGGACACAACATCCTTCTGAGTTTCCTCGTTCGAGATGATGAGGACCTTCTTGCCTTGTTTCCAAAGGGGATAGCTGATATTGGCAGCTGTAGAACTCTTACCTGAGCCAGTATAGGCCGCGAAGAGATACAGATTCTCGCGAACCAGCGGAATGGCTTTTGTCAGGGAATCATTAATGAGTGTGAGACGCTCTTTAAGCATGCGATTGTGACGAGCAATAGCTGCGATAATTTCTCGCAAATCATCACTGTTGCCGAAGTTTCGCATCTCATCCATAGATGCCGTCATCGCCTCAGCATCCTTGGACGTACCCAATCCAGATTGCTTTAAAATCAGGTCCATCTGTTCTTGTGAAAGTTTACTCATTGCAGACGTTCCTTTATGAACTTCAAAATCTCCTCTTCGTCCGTCATGAGGTCCTCATTGGGATCTGGCAGCGCACTGAGGTCAAGCGGCTTGAATTGGTTGGCATGGGTTCTCATCAGCTTATACTCTTTCTCGGAGATCTTGCCAGCTGCATATCCATCAGGGTTTTGCTGGGTTGGATTCTGTACAGGAAAGGAGTTGTAGAAGCTGTTTGTTGCCATGTCGGCAATATCACTGCACCACTTGTCGGCGAATTCCTTTTCCGACAGGTCAAACGTTCTAGAACGAGTTTTGGTGAGTTTCCAGAATGAACGGATCAAACCAGGAGCCGGCTGATGCGCTTTTATAGCGTTAGGTAAGAATGCATAGGCTTCGTCAAACAGCGCGCCAGCCTTCGACATATCATCAAACAACTCATCAAAGTTAGATGTGACATGTTCCGTGGACCGATCCCTGTCTCGTAGGGATGCCTTCCAACGTTCGAATATAAACTGCAGTTTATCAGGAGTTGCCGACATTAATGTCTGCCTCTCCCTGCTCTTGAGTTATCACAGTGCCGGTCTTTAGGTTAGTAATCTGGATCTTCGCCGAGTTGTTCTCTTTATCGATGAACAACAGCTCAATCTTATACTCGTCGTTGATGATGAAAGGACGGCGGCGACCGAGCCACCAGTAGAGTTGAGTCTTCAATTTGTCGGCGTAAGAAATATCGCCCATAAAACCTCCAAATGATCGAATATTGATTATACGATCGGATTCATGAACTCCTCAACAGTCTTGTCGCGCTTACGGCTGTTGCAGGAATAGCAGGCGACAACAAGGTTAGAAGAGTGAAATCGCTCACCACCCTTAGAGAGAGGCTTTACATGATCCAGCGTTGCAAGTTGATCATTATGGTCGGTTTGTTTCTTAAGTGGACCCTTACCGCAGTAGAAGCACTCTAACTTCTTATGCTTCCTGAAGTGCTCACGTATATACCACTTACGGTATCTGAGCCACTCTCTATAGCCAGTAGGGCGTGGAGCTAGTTTCTTAGTGAGAAGAACTAGAGCTGCTAAACTCTGAGGATGAGGGCTGTCAACTAAAACATTGTGACTTGAGTATCTCATAAAATGATTTAACTATCCATATTTTACCCTAGTAGAATCCCAACATGCAGAATACCCTAGTGGTCAACAATGATGTTTTAATCATTGATGATTTTTCCAGCGATGTTAAAGAGTGGGCAGAGAAAAATCTTGCGTACACGGACAAGTCCAAACAGTATCAACTGCGACGCATGTCGCGCAATGTGTACACTCGTAATTCACCTGCATATGCCCAACTACAGAAAGAAGTCAAAGGTAAGTTATATGAAGAGGTTGGCAATAGACTTACTATGTCTTCTTGTTTTCTCAATCTTGTGCAAACTGAGCTTAATCTGGTGGCCTCTTCCGACTTAAGAGGCGAAACAGGTAAAAAGATTGCTCTTCCTTGGGTCAACAAACCTTATCCACTTCGTCCTTATCAGGAAGAAGCAGTTGACTTGATGTTAGCGAATCCGCGTGGACTTATTAACTATGCTACTGGGTTAGGCAAGACGCTGCTGGCCCTCCATTTCATCCAGCGTTACAAGAAAAGAGCACTCGTTGTCTGTCCATCAGAATCAGTTGCCAAACAGTTCTACGAACTCTTCGAATCCAGTTTCGGAAAGTCTAAAGTTGGATTCTATGGAGGGGGAAAGAAAAAGATTAGCGATATTACAGTTGGTATTGCTGCTTCAATTACTAAAAATATTGCCGACTTCCAGATGGCCGATCTTGGGGTTGTCATCCTCGATGAAACTCATCACACCCCAGCTACTACCTTCTTCGACATTTCTCAAGGCCTCGCCAGAGTTGGTAAAATTTTTGGTCTCACAGCTACTGACTATCGGTCAGACGGGAAAGATATGATGATTACAGCTGGATGTGGACCTGTCCTTATACGGCGTGATATCAAGTGGGGTGTTGACAATGGTTGGCTTGCCGAACCTTACTTCTTCGTTCGACAAGTACACACTCAGGGTAAAGATTTCAAAGACGACAAAATCAAGTCTTATAAGGCACACGTTTTAAACGATAAGACAATGCGCGATCAGATTCGTGATGATGCCCAACGAATGATGGCAGCCGGCAAGTCCGTTCTCATCCTCGTAGATGAAGTTGCTCACGGACAAGAACTCTCCCAGGAGTTAGGTATTCCATTCGCAACGGGAATTGATTCCAAGAGCCAAGAATATGTAGACCAATTAAACGCAGGCAAGGTATCGGGGCTTGTTGGCACAGATGGCAAGATTGGTGAAGGTTCAGATACCCAGAATGTAGACGTATTGATCCTAGCTAACTTTGTAGCGAGTAAAGGCCCTGTAATCCAAGCAGTTGGCCGCGGTCTTAGAAAGCAAGGCACAAAAACTAAGTGCATCATCTTAGACTACATTCCTCTAGGATCTACAATGCTTTCGCGCCATGGGTTTGGCCGCGTAGAATTTTATCAAGAGATTACAGATAAGGTAAAGATCATATGAATTTCAAGAAGCCAAAGCAACAGGTATTAGACGAAGCTCAGATGCGTGCAGAAGATAGGATTCGTGGAGTCCTTCGGAACACCTTGTTTCAGGGCGCCTCGATGGATCCAAACAGTACTATCAACCTGCTTACATTTGCCATCTCACAGGGCATCGCTGAAGCACTGAAGTCCATGATGGAGAACGTTTACACAGATCAAGAGTTTGAAGAAGATATTGGCCTGAGGGATAAGCTATAATTTATGGATGCAAATCAGCCAGAACGGTTTAAACCTGATCACATCTTTCGAGGGTCTTTCCCTTAAACCTTATCTAGATACAGCGGGAATTCCTACTATCGGTTATGGAACTATCCTTTATCCCTCAGGACACTCTGTTGACATTAGGGACCCAGAAATTACTCAAGGTCAAGCCTTACAGTATCTAGAGTGGGAAGTAAACCAGAAGACGGCAGGTGTGAATGCAGCAGTTCAACGCTTACCAAATCAGAATGAATTCGATGCTTTAGTCTCATTTTCTTATAACGAAGGTATGGGAGCTTTTCGCACTTCAACCCTACTTAAGTTGTTTAACTCAGGTGACGCTGCAGGTGTCGCAGATCAGTTCTTAGTATGGGATAAGGAAAGAGTTGACGGCGTACTTACAGCAAGTGCAGGCCTTCTAAGACGAAGAAATGCCGAACGTACTCTTTTCCTAACTCCTGTTTGTTGAATTGTGGTATAATAAATTCATCACGTACTCGGGTAGCTCAGTGGTTAGAGCACCGTGAGGGAGAGATCGAAAGATCTTGAAGTCTGCGGATGTCGGTGGTTCGAATCCATCCCCGAGTGCCAAATTTAAAGGACTAGTATGAACTAGGTTAACAAGCCTCCCTAATCTCCGAGTGAAAGATCTGCTAGTCTCAATCACTACACTTAACACGGAGAATAAACATGAAAACACAAATCGCAAAGATGAAGCTTGAACTCAAAGAGTTAGCTCGTCAAATCAAAGAAAAGAAAAGTCAACGTAAGAACAAAGAGATCACTAGTGGTACCGGACAAGTTCCTGGTTTGCTAGAAGCCCGAATTGCATTTCGCCATAAGCACGTAGCTTATTGCATCGCAAGAGGCCGTAACATCGAACAATGCGACAGCCAGACCAAACTCAATCTAGATTGGGTTAAGTGGGTCCTTCGTTCTATGAATTCCGAATCCAAAGAGAAACTGTATGTGGTTGTAAACGAGAAGCTGCATCCTTCTCAACAGGCAGTTCAGGCAGGACACGCCGTTGCCCAATTCTTGAAAGCACATCCGTATACACAATGGGATAACGGGCATCTCATTTACCTGAAGCAATCTGTCAACTACTCAGGAGATATGACTTGTTACTACCCGCTTAAGTATGGCCTCTCCGAGTATGCAGAATTCGTTGAGCCCGATCTGGACAACAAGATAACAGCATATGCAACTTTCAGCCCAGACGCCCCCGAGATACTCAAGTCCTTGAAATTGGTATAATTTGTTTGTGCGGTGGTGCGAATGCTGTGGAAGTCGAGAGACGCAGCAGTACCAGAAGAGCTAGCGCCTGCCTCGACAGGTGACGACATGCAGCTAATGACTGAAAGCCTGAAATACACGTAGAACCTGGCTCCACCGCACACCAAAGTATAAAAGCCCTGTATGTCGGGTGTCCTTGACGAGGGATTAGGCGACGGCTCACCCGATATACACACAAATTTATGAAACACCTACCATACCTTCTTATTATTCTAGGCATGATCTTGTGGATGAACGCTCAGTTCACACGCTTTACTGCTCACTATGAGTATTTACAAAGTCAACTTGTTTATATTCAAAGTCATTGCGGCAACATCAAATAAGGAATTTATGTACCTAAAAGTAACACTCTCAAATGACTTCGAACTATACTTAAATCTACTTGAGATCACTGCTTGGCGTCCCTACAATGGGAAAGTAGATCCTGCGGACCTACAAGGATGTGTCATAGTTGACCTTACTAGCGGCGGCAACTTTCGTCTCAATAAGGAAAGCAGTGCCCGGTTCATGGCTTTATTTGAGTCAAAAGTACTCCCTGGCTTCCTTGAACAAGGATTGTCAGCGCTTTAAAATTGTGTAGCGGCGTGGAAAGCTGCATTGTAAGTAAAGACTGTCGATATTGAATTATAGACGGTAGTTAAGTATGGTGCTAGAGACACGTAATTCTATGGTTTGGGGTATAGGCTGCAACGGAAACGTTAAGGGTCTTGATTGGGTGAGAGTCCCATTAAACTTATCAGTTACGCACAAGCCCAACAGAAACTGAATAGTTAGAGTCGCGTCTAACCTACACAAACATTTGCACCCATAGCTCAGCGGTCAGAGCGGCGATCTCTAAAATCGTGCGTCGAGGGTTCGAATCCCTCTGGGTGCGCCACCTTTTCTTGTAAAGCCACCTCTTTAACTCCTAAATATTAAAAAGTCTCACAAATCCCTCGCTTTGCCCCGCAACGCGGGGCAAACAGCGCGCGAAGCGCGCGTATTTATTGATTGGATTTTCTAGGGAATAGATAGAATAGCTTGGCGGGCGAGAATACTTCTTTATGATACCCGCGAGCTGGTGTTTTTCTAAGTTGTGACGAAAATAAATATTGACCGCTCACTTAGTGTCCCTTGTATAAAGATTGCATGGACGAAAATGCGAAAAAAAATCTTGTAGAGAAGGTACGCGATCAGTATTTTAAGATTGAAGTCGAGGTGTTACCAGATGGTATGCTGCCAGCAAAGAAGAACCCCAAAGACGCTGGTTTCGATCTGTATGCGACTCGTGACATCACAATCTACCCCGGTCAAGTACTAAAACATCCACTCAATATCCGCATGAAGTTACCTGGCGGTACTTGGGGTGAGATCACTTCGAAATCTGGGTTAGGCGCGCAGGGACTTCTGGTTTATGCCGGCGTCATCGACGAGGAGTATCGCGGAATACCGCATGCTGTCATGTCGAACATCTACCTGATCGAAAAGCTAGATGCTGAAGGCATCCCGTTGATGCGAACGGATCCAATCCGGATCAAGAAGGGTGACAAGCTTGCCCAACTTATCATGAGTCCGTACTCGTCTGAGTATTTTATCGAGCAAGTTGAGTCCGTGGACACAAACACCTCACGTGGCGAGGGTGGATTTGGGTCTACTGGTAAGTAATGCTCAGCATTGTTCCAAAAGGACTAAATGTGGATACAGTAGAGTTTGCCCATGACTTCGATGCAGCCTTTGAAGCTAAAGTTGTTAGTTTTAATATCAGCGTTGACGCCAGGCAACCGATGTATACCCTAGGACATTATCAGCCCATTTCTTATAATGGGCCCTCACTTTATACTGTAAGTATCAGCTGTTACGTATCAAATCTCCCTATAACGAAAACTCTTATGGATCACTTTAGTGTTCTTGATCCAGAAACTCATCTGATGGAAGTAAAGACAACTTCCCGCGTTGATCCTACTATGGGAGGTGTGAGTCACATGGTGGACTTGACCTATCGAACCTTGAACTATGATAAGTTTGTTTTTGCTATAAAGAACATTGCTTACAACCGGTTTAGTGAACAGTTCCACAAACAGCTAGAAGATAAGTTAGACCAAGTATAATCCTTCGCAGGGAGCTATTCTTGGACAATCTCGCTAACATCTTTCAAACCAACGTCCGTATCCATAACATGGACTCTATGAATCCCGCCTCAGTATGGCCTAGAAATACTGAAGTGTGCATTACCAGAGTTCCCATCCGTAAGCGCGACGGCTACGATCCTAATACTTTTAAGGCTTTCGCCCAGCGACTGAAGAACCATATGGTTCCGAATGGGATTGTGTTTCTTATCTGTTACGCTCCCATTGAGGCTAAGTGGCGTCCCTTTGAGATCGCTAAGGCTATGGTTGATGTTGGTTTCACTCACGTTGATAACATAGTGATCCAAAAGACCTGGTTCCCAGGCAAACGTTCAGAAACCAACTTAGTTAACTCCCATGAGTACGTCCTTCATTTCTGCAACGGTGATGTCTGGAAACTCGATCGTCTTCCTGTTAGGGAATACCTCCACACTCAAGATGAAACCTCTTGTCCAGGCAATACCTGGCAAATAGAGACTGGTTCACTTGACGAGTCTTACCCAGTTGACTTAGCTGAACTTTTAATCAGAATGACAGATTGTCTTCCTGGATCCGTTGTATTTGATCCTCACTGTGGCGGTACAGGCTCGTTGAGGGCCGCACTTAAACTAGGTCATAGCTTCTTTGGCTTTGAGAATGACTCTAAGCAAATAAAGAAGTATGAGAGGATAGTAAAAGAATACAATAAGGAGATGGACAATGCGGTCAGGCATGGTGCAAGCACTCGGCGACCTAATAAAAAGCGGTAACACGGATGAAGGCAGTGCGCCGAGTTATACGGTGCCTGGGTTCCAGGTAGACAATATTTACCCCATCTTTAAGAATTATTTCAATGCTGATGCTCAGAAGGCATTCAGTATCAAAGCTCACGGTTTGATCCATCAGCGAGATGTTGTCATAATAACCCCTGGTCTTGGGAACTTGTTGAAAAAGTTGGGACTTAAAAGTTGTGAAAATTATGGCGAAGGATTGCGAAGACGAGAAATAGATATGGTTCAATTCTGCGGCTCACGATCTGATAGGGCGAATGTCTATAAGTCTGTTGAGAAGGTGATCGCTGCCATTAACGACCTTGCAGCAAGAGGATATATAACTGCGTCCCTCATGGAGTTGGGAGTTTTGCCACTTGCAGCTATGGATAAGCCAGAATCAGATTATGTAGTTCTGTCGTATGTTGCCCTGACGCAAGCGGGTACTGCGTATATGTTACAAAACATGCCAAAAATGTTTGCCAACGAAGGGCAAGTACCGGAGAGGTTTGAAGATCAATGATTTACGAGAAAAGCAAAGCTAAGAGTGTTACCGCTGATAGGGCCAAGATTCGCAAGATCGTCAGTGAGACGATCGGTGATATGGCCGCTATCGTTGGAGCAACCCTAGGACCAGGTGGTAGACCAGTTATTCTTGAACGAGATGGCCTTGCCCCTCTAGTTACGAAGGATGGCGTCACTGTTGCTAAGGCACTTGGTGTACCTAATGCTGAAGCTAACATCATCGTTGAAAGCGCCAAGGAAATCTGCTTACGCACTGCAAAACAGGCTGGTGACGGAACTACCACAGCCATCATCCTGGCTAGCTCGTTAACGAGACATGGCCTTGAGTTTCTTGATAACAATCCAAAGTATAACCCGCAACGTATGGTTAGCGAGCTGAACGACCTCTATGAGAACGTGGTTGTTCCCTTTCTTAAGGAACACGCGAAGCCAGTAAAGGAACGCCATGAACTCATCAATGTTGCCACTATTTCTGCTAATGGCGATGCCGGAATCGCAACCGCTGCTGTGGATGCTGTCATCGCTGCTGGTGAAGATGGTCAGGTCCTCATCGAAGAAGCCGACAGTCCATCTATAAGAGTTGAGACCATCGACGGGTGTATTGTTACTAGTGGTCTGAAGGACCTTGGCTCTATTGGCTTAGCTTTCATTAACGATCGCTCTAGCCAGCAAGCAAAGATGGATAACGGGATTGTGGTGTTGTTCGATGGCACTATGAACGACCTTAAGGTTCCTGCAGAGATCCAGAAGGCTGTTGAAGGCACTGAATACTACGGTAAGCCTATCATTGTCATGGCTCACGGTTTCTCGGATGTGGTCTTGGACCGCTTTGCAAAGACAACCAAAGGTGGATATGTTGTTGTGCCTGTTAAGACACCGCTTGGTGGCGTAGCAAACTCCCGCTCCATGTTCCTGTATGACATGTCTGCGTATACCGGAGCCTCTGTTGTGGACGCTGGCACGATTGATCACTACATTGCAGAGGATAACCTAGACGAGGCATTTGGCACGTTTATCACTGCTAAGGTTAACATGTTCGAGACGTTCCTTGAGAGTGAGATCGACAACGAAGCTATTGAGGCCCGTATCTCTGAGCTTAAGAGCATTATGACTATTGCTCCTAGCGATCGTGAACGCATGTTCGCTAAGGCTGCCATCAGCAAACTTACTGGCGGTGTTTCAACCATCTGGGTTGGTGGTGGTTCTGAACTTGAAGCTCGTGAGAAGAAGGCTCGCGTCGAGGATGCTGTTGAAGCTGTTCGTTCTGCTATCGCTGAGGGCATCATCCCTGGCGGCTGTGGCGTTCATCTAGTTCTGTCAGACATTATCTCAAAGCATAGCCATTTTGTTCCATCGTGGGGCATTATGGTTAAGGCCCTTCACTCGCCGTTTGAGATGCTCTTGTCAAACTGTGGTGAGGACTTTGCTGATATCTGGAATGCCTTAGAACCTTACATCTTAGATAAGCAGGCTCCACCTAAGTGCATCTTCGACGCCAACGCCCATAGGCTCGTCGATCCTGAGGTTGCAGGCATTATAGAACCCGCTAAGGTGTGCAGGGTAAGCCTGGGAAATGCTCTCTCCGTCGCTTCACTCTTAATCACTTTGGGTGGTATCGTTGTGGTACCTCGTGACTTTGGTCTTGAAAGTCAACTCACGTTGAGTAAGCAAGCTTTCCGGGACATGATGAATCCGGAGAGTGGATTGGTTGGTCAAGAATGATGTTCGAAGGAATAGTAACTCTTATTAAGGCAAGCAAACCATTGCAGTTTGCTGCAGTTTTTGTGGCTGGTGCTGTTATAGCTGCAGTATTCTATCCAACTAAACAGATTAAAGAATCCTTGCAGAAGACCTATCAATCTCAAATTTCAACTCTTCAGCAGCAGCAGGCATCAACCCTTGCAACTCAGCAATCGTCATATCAGAAACTTTCTGATCAGTACAGTAGCTATAAGACGCAGACTGACTCCAAGATCAATGAACTCACTGATCAGGTTAGCAGTTTGAAGAGCCATAGCAAGACGACAACGTTTAAGATTGTTCACCCTGATGGCACGATTGAAGAACGCGACACGACTGAAAGCGATGTAGATCAGACTCAGCAGGTAACTCAACAAATTCAGGACGAATGGCAACAAAAGACTACCGATGCAGTAAGTACTGTGACTCAGCAGTTCCAGACGCAGATCAGCACATTACAGTCTCAATGGTCCTCTAAGGAACAATCGTATCAGTCTCAAATTGCCACGTTGTCGCAAACAAAGACTGAAACTATTAATCCTAAGGATTTCACTCTAGACGTTGGTATGCTTACCAATGCTGACTATTATGGACATGTTACTTACAGTATCCTTGGGCCGTTTACCTTAGGTTTACAAGCTCAGTTTGGCCCTTCCCCAGCTGCTGGAGCCGGCGTCGGCATTAGGTTCTAATGCCTAAGTTCAAATTCTTATGCGAATGTGGTCTAGAGGTCGAGCGGTTTGCATCTCCTAAAACGGAGACGTCTAAGTGTCCTGCTTGTAATCTTGATATGAAGCGCCAGTTTCCTGGTAGCGGCTCTCAGGCAGTTAGAGAAGTCGTGGACTCCTTTACTAACACAAGGCAGGTCCCGGACGCTAAGGCCGAGAATTTGGCTCGTAAGACTGAATACTTCTGGGATGTAGAAGTTCCACGCTTGATTCAGACATACTCTATACAGACATGTCTTGAGGAAAAATGGTTAGTCTATAACGATAAGGGCGAATTAGTAATCAATAAACCGCCGAGTAAACGCTAGTATGCCAAATTGTAAAGACTACAGTCGTCAGTGGTACGCAAAAAATCGTGAAAAGGCTGTACAGTATCAGCGTGAATATAGACTTAAAAATAAACAAAAACAGAGCGAATATAACAAAACTGCTTATGAAAAGCGTAAAATCAGGTATGCTAATGACGTTAATTTTAGGTTAGCTGCTAGTTTGCGCAATAGGTTAGGTCGTGCTATAAAGAGTCATTATAAGTCTGGATCTGCAGTATCGGATCTGGGTTGTTCTATAACTGACTTCAAAATCTATATAGAGTCTAAGTTTCAGATAGGTATGACATGGAATAATTGGTCCATAAACGGCTGGCACTTGGACCATATCCAGCCATTGTGCAAGTTCGATCTCACTGACTCAAATCAATTCAAGGTAGCTTGTCATTACACCAATCTTCAACCCCTTTGGGTAAAAGATCATAGGGAAAAGACAATAAAAGACCTACAATGAGAATCATTTCAGTAAAGATTAACAATATTTTAAGTATTGAGGACGCTTTCGTCGAGTTCGACGAGAATGGTTTGATGCTTGTCGAGGGATGGAACCATGACGTTGGTAGAGCGAACGGCGCAGGCAAAACAGCATTGTTTAACGCAATATCATTCGCTCTTTTTGATAAGCTTCCTAGAAAAGTTACTGCAACAGAAATTCTACGACGGGGATGTAAGAATGGATTTGTTGAAGTATGCGTTGAAGCTGGAAGCGACCGCTACCATGTCAAAAGATCTCGACCTAAGGGCGTGGGCTTCAAAAAGGGTGGTATACCACTCGACCTCACTCAGACAGAGTTCGAAAACACCCTAGGCCTTAACTACAATCAGTTTGTCTTATCGATGTATGCTGCTCAGGGCGGTTCGACAAGGTTCTTGTCAATCAATGACTCAGAGAAGAAGCAATTTCTTCTGCAACTCTTGAATCTTGAGGAATTTTCCTCTTGCAAGACTGTGGCGGATGGAAAGGTGAAGCTACTGGATGTTCAGCTCACTGCTCTTCAATCAAGGATATATGGGGCTGAGTCCAAGATCAGCGCCTATAAGGAGTCTTTGGTAGATGAGAATGCTATTAACCAAACCATTACCGATTATAATAAGGTAATGGCGCTTGATCAGGCCTTTCTTCTAGAAACTCAACGCGTATTAAAACCCGATCTTAGTAAATACACAAAACTAGAAGATGATGTTGCTTCTAAGAAGTTAGAATTTGCAACTATTAGAGCTCGTAGAGAGATGCTACATGATTCGTACAGAAAACTTGCTGCTAAAATTGCCAACACTCCCACATTCTTGGACAGATGCAGATCATGCGGCAGTAGCCTTGATGTTACTGCTGCTAAGACTGCTCACGAAAGAGAATTGGCAGAGCGAAACTCTGAAATGGCTGAAATCAAACGAGCAATCGACGACTGCGATTCCTCCCTTAACAGTGAAGTTGGAGTTATTGATGTTTCTAAAAAGATTGGGAGCCGTAAGGCTGCAGAATCAGCGGAATATGAGTCTGCGAGGCTTCAGGCCCAAGATCTCCGGACAAATATAGCCTTGAGACAACGAGAACTAAAAGAACTTAGTTTAAAACTTCAAAATAACTCTGATTTAGAGAGTAAGATCAAAGATCTACAAGCGGAACGCCAAAAGCTGCTCGATAGTGGGGCCTCCATATCGCGGGATATTGAGCTTTACAAAACTGTCTCTTCTATGTACTCGCCAACAGGTGCTCAAGCCTATATCCTTGATTCCGTTATTGATTCCTTTAACGACCGTGTTTGCGACTATGTGGGATTCTTGTGGTCTAATATGACATACGAACTCAAGTCCTATAAAGAAACAGTAAAGGGCGACGTCACAGCAAAGTTCTCTGAACATTTGATGATGGATGGGAAACCGGTTTCAATTGGCAGTCTTTCCGGCGGAGAGTTCCGTGCATTATCTTTATGTGTAGACTTTGCCCTCGTGGATGTCATGGAGCGCCAGTTCGGCATATCGCTGTCCCCGGTCATCCTAGATGAGCCGTTTGATGGTTTGGATGGTGCGGGCAGGGAATTCATCATCGAGCTCCTAGAGAAGTTCTCGATCGATAGGCAGGTGGTGGTCGTAGATCATGCCAGCGAAGTTAAGTCTATGTTTTCTAAGGTTATCAATATCGAGAAACGTAATGGTGTCTCTACAATAAGCCTCCAACCCTGATAATATAGGGTTATGCAGGACCTCGTTTCTAAGATAGAAGAGCTAAGGAAAAGCTTAGCTGCTATGAAGCCAAAAGACAAGGGTAATTCCCTAGTTCCTGCCTTAGCACTGCCCACTGTAAAACCACTCTCTATTTCTAGTTCTGCTACTGCCCCCAAGGGTAAACTTCCTGGTGTTGCTCCTGCTTCTGGCAAGGATCCCAAGAAGATGGCTGAGCAACTTAAGAATCCTAGGCCAAAGAAACCTAAGATTGAAATGCTTAAGGTTGAAAAAAACGGACAGTGGTCCCTTGAAAAGTTCGGCGAGAACAATTCTGTATAATCCCCTTCAGTGAAGAAGCGACCACCATATAATCAAGAAGCAGCAATTAGAGGCGCTTTGCGCCGTGCCTTCTCTCGTTCCCCTCTAGTGAGAGAAGTTCTTGAGGAGTCGCGCCAGGAGTTTCCACGCTATAAAAAAGACGGCACTAGACACAAGAGGAATTGGGTCAAAAGGCAATGTCAAGTTTGCGACAAATGGGTCCCCGGTAGTCATATAGCGGTCGACCACGTCGATCCTGTCATCTCTGTTGCGCACGGGAAGCAAGATTGGAACACCTTTATAGATCGTCTGTGGTGTAACACGCTTGGCAAGGCCAATCTTCAGCGCATCTGTGATGATTGCCATGACAGTAAGACTCAAAGTGAGCGAATCGCTCGACTCTTAAAACAGTACACCGAAGAACTAGATCTCCTTGAGCAGACTGTTTTAAACCCTCCAAAAGACATCAAACCTTTGAAAAAGTTACTATCCAAATATATCGCCAAGAAGAAGACTAAGGGCCTCGAACAAATAGTACAAAGAGCCCAGCAACTGAAGGCAAAATTATAATAGGAGATAGCATGGCTAATAACGTTAAGAAGGTCTTGAGCAAGTCGTTCGTGGACAATCATGAGAACGTAACTGAAGACGTGGCCGGTGAACTTATTGTCAGGGCTGAGCAGAAGGTTAAGGAACTCAGGGAAGAAAAGGCAGCCGATGAGAAGCTCAAGGCAGCCAAGGAGATCGCAAAGGATCTCAACTCTGGCTATAACAGTGCTATCAAGTACGAGCAAGCGAAGATTGACTTCCTTCTGGAGAAAATCGAAGAGATCCAATCCGGGGACGTTAACCCCAGCTCAGGCGCAAATGCCTGATAGAATAACCTTAGTTTAACTAAGGAGTTACTATGAGTTTGAGAGACGCATATTACAATGGTCCTAGCGGCATTCAGCAACAGATGGACATAGCATTTGCTGCTGGGGTTGCTTATGTAGGAGCTGGTACGGCTGATAAGTCTACCCTCGAATTAGGTGATCGAAATGGTTCTAACCTGGGAGCCGGATCTGCAACTCCTGGTTTCTATTTCACTTACTCGTCACCAACGGCTAATTACGCGTTTTGGATGTCAGTGAGTGGTGAAGTAGCTCCAACAGTGAGTAACGCAACCCTTATTCAGGTTCCACTATTAAGTGGTGATACTGGTACTCAAGTCGCTGCGAAGATTGCAGCAGCTATGAACGCTGTACCAGGTACTCCGACCCCATTCTCGGTGACTTCTAGTTCGATCGTGGTCTCCATGCAGAGCAATGTTGCAGGCGCTGCCGTTATGCCAATTTCTGTTGGCACTCTTGGTGGAACAGCAGTGGCTACCCAAGTAACTGCTGGCGTCAATCCGACCGGTAATTTCTCCGTGTTGCAGGGCGCTCTCACTGCGGCTGCAGCTCAGGGTCTTACTTCATTCATGGTTCTTGTCCAAGGTTCTGGAACCGGAAATGCTACCTACCTCAGGTACCGTAACGGTCATAACCTATACTTGAGCAGCTTCTTTGCGGGTATCCTGCAAGCTCTAGCTGATCAACAGATCTATGACTACATGTGTGCCCTCACTCTTGACATCAGCACAAACTCTAGTACCAATGTTATCTTTAACTTTAACTTTGGCGGCAAGCATAAGTCTGAGCGCGTCAATCTAGAACCAATCTGCAGCTCGAACTTTAACCCAAACAACCTTGGGTTCAACAGTGGCGTACTACCCATCTAACTGATCCTGTCAATTTAGAATAACGAGACGGGCGCTACGGCGCCCGTTTCTTTTTGTATAATTGGCACATGCCTCGTTTCAAAGAACCAGCACAGCTTCATAATCATTCAAAGTATTCGCTTCTTGACGCCGTTCCGTCGCCCGAGGAATGGGTTGGATGGATGTTAGAAACTGGTACGCCAGCTTTAGCAGTGACCGATCACGGTACGGCCATTTCTATGTATGATGCTCTGAAGTGTAAAGACTTCATCAAAGCATACAACAAAGAGCACAAGACCGACCATCCCTTAGACGCATGTACGCTGATCCCGGCAGTTGAACTCTACGTTAAATTGAACGCAGAAGATAAGAATCATTACCACATTACTGCGTGGGCAGCAAGCACTGAGGGTTATCACAATCTGATGAAGCTCTCGTCGTTGGCGTATGATGACACGGTTTCGTTCTTCGGCTCTGTGAAGGCTAGAGTGACCTTTGATCAAATCCGCGAGCACAAGAAGGGCATCAAATTTGGCACGGGATGCATCGCTGGACCAATCGGCAAGGCTTTCTGGGATAGCAACAAGGCTTTAGCCGAAGAGCGATTCCTCATGTACAAGGAGCTGTTCGGTGATGATTTGTATATTGAGTTTCATTGCAATGACGTCACTCATAATTTTAATAAGGCTACTGGCGGTTTCGATCCTATTCCGGGCGACGAATGCTCCTGCGATGGAAACAAGCAAAAGCATTACAATCTCTTCCTTAAAGAAATGGTGGAAAAGTACGGAGGGAAACCGATCCCAGTAACCGATGCTCACTTCATCATGCCCGAAGACAAGGTCATCCAAGACTGTCTACTTAAGAATGGAAACTCTAATGGCTGGTATTTTTACGAGTCCTATCATCAACTCAGGTCCGAAGAGATGTTCAACAAACTCAGAGGACATCTTGGCGAATGGCTTGACGAGGCAAGATTTAGTGAGTGGATCGAGAACACTTTTGAGGTGGCGAATAGCGCTAAAGATATTCGTGTATCTTACGAATACCACCTCCCAAAAATTGACATCCCAGGAAGAATCCAAGAGAAAACTCCTGATTATGATAGACAAACTTATTATTTCATGATGGAGCTCATCAAGGAGCACGGTCGCTGGAAGGATGATCCTATCTACGTTGCCAGATTCAAGCAAGAACTTGATGTCATCATGAAGAATGAGAAGTTGAATTTCATACCGTATTTCCTCGTGTATGAAGATATCGGTAGGTTTGCCCGTTCTCAGGGCATCTTGCAGGGCATTGCTCGTGGTTCGGCCGGTGGATCTCTGCTGAGTTACTATCTTAAGGTTATTCATGTTGACCCCATTAAGGCCAACCTGCCATTCGAGCGCTTTCTGTCCCATGCCCGTATTCGGGCGGGCTCATTTCCTGACATCGATGCGGACATCGGCGATCGTGCTCGATCTCTTATCATGGACTATCTGCGCAATAAGTATAAGAACGGGTTTGCCCAAGTTGCCACTTTCCAGAAAATTAAGACTAAGAATGCCATCAAGGATGCCATGTTTGCCATCTATGGTCGCAACCGGAACGATCCGGAAGTTAGGGCAATCTGCGACAGCATTGATGATTCTCAGCAGGGTATCGACGAGCATGACTTCTTATATGGTTTCACTGACCAGGAGGGTAACTACAACCCTGGACAGGTAGAGGTTAACAAGCAACTCGCTAACTTCTTCAATACGTATCCAGACGTAGAGAAGATGGTGAAGAAGCTTATTGGGACTATTCGAGGATGGTCTCGCCATGCCTCTGCGTTCGTTATCTCGTCCCTGGACTTGGCCGCTGACCGCGTTCCAACGATGGTGATGAAGGATAAGGAACTGGGGCCGATCGTGTGTACTCAGTTTGATGCTGGCATGGTGGAGAAATGTGGCCTTGTCAAAGCAGATATCCTAGGAATTAAAACCCTTACGGCTGTGTCTGATTGTGTTCAATTGGTCAAAGATAAAGTTCAATATCTAGACGAGGAAGACGGCGTTCCGTACATCTATCGTCTCCCCGAGGATAAAGGGGTTTACACTGACTTCTATAACAAGGATACGGACTCGTCATTCCAGTTTAACACTGAACTCATTAAGGGGTATGTTCAAGAGTTCTGTCCGTTAAGTCGTGCTGACTTGTCAGCATTCACCGCTCTGTGTCGTCCAGGCGCATTGGATGCCCCACTATATGACACAACTGCGGCCCAGTATTACATGGATATTCGCAATAACAAGCGAGACATTGAATACCTACACACCGATCTAGAGCCCATTCTGGGCAACAGCAATGGCGTTTTCGTCTATCAGGAAGAAATTATGCGGTTCCTGGTAGAGATCGCTGGTTACACGTGGGAAGAATCTGACATCATTCGCGGTGCTATTGCCAAGAAGAAGCATGAAGTTATCATGGCCACTTTTGATAAGATTCGTAAGTCTTGTCATGCTAGAGGATGGACTGACGAAGCGATCGAGACAGTTTGTCAACAAATTCAAGCCTTCTCACGATACTCGTTCAATAAGTCCCATTCGTATGCGTATGGAGAGCTAGGATACATCACTATGTATCTCAAGCACCATCATCCGTTGGAATGGTGGGCATCCGTTCTCAATGTCTATATGTCTGATGAGGTTAGAGTACGTCAATATATCTCAAAGCTGGGAAATTTGATTCGTCCGCCATCCCTCAAATACCCAACCGACAAGTTTGCGGTTCGTGAGATCAATGGGGAACGTTTCATTGTTACTCCACTGTCAGCAATCAAGGGTGTTGGCCCAGCGGTCGTTAAGGAGCTTTGCACCAAAGGGCCGTTTCCAACCTTGGAAGACTTCGTAGCCAGAATCGATCACGCAAAGGTGAACTCAGGTGGTATTTCTTACCTCATTAAGGGTAGAGCAGCGGACGACATGATGGATATGTCTATTCCAGCCTATGGTGAGCGTCGTAAGGCCTTTATTGAGGAGTATAAGCGTCTCCGCAAGAAGGAGATCAAGCTCCAGTCAGATATCTTCCAGTTTGACCCACTCTCTATCTTTCTAATGGAGAAGGAACATAACCAGGCATTCAATAAGCACCTGCTATCTGATCCTGGTGTTGTAGACATTATCAAGGGCAGATGGTCTGGTCTTATGGAGACAGGCAGAGCAGGTGTTCCGCTGATGATGGGAGACGTTCCTGTATTGTCTACTATTAAGGTGGCTGAAGGTTTATGTAAGAAAGGTCACTCAAGCGAAGTAGGCATGATCCTACTATTTGAGTCGTCAACCTTTGCTAAGGGCATCTCTAAGAAAAGTGGACGACCATGGGCTAAGGTTGCTGTTTACCTCTCTGATGGGTATTCCACTATAGAGTGCACTTGGTGGGATCGTAAGAGTGCGCTTGGATGGGATAAGAACTCTATCGTGTACGTACGTGGAAAGTTAAAGGAAGGCTGGAAGACTCCAGTCAACCTCCAAATCGAAGAGATCGAGAGAATTGAGTAGTATATCAACAGGAGAATTAAATGGCAAAATTTTTAGTAGTGAATGAAGCACCCGCAACCCTTGAGAAGGGTGAGATCGTTATTCAAGAACCAAACTTCTTGGATCAAATCGTTGCAAATAATAAGAAGGCGCCACGTAGCAAGCAGACCGCGGTGAATCATCTTCGCGAGATCCTGCAGACGGTCAGCTCAAAGTATGATCCTGAGTTGAATGCCATGCGTGTCAAATTGGTTAACTATACTGGTTTACCGTTCGCAGACGACCAGGAGTTGTCGAAGATCGTGACCAGGATTCTTAAGACTGAGCATCCGTCCACCTTTGAGAAGGTTTTGGACTTTGACATCGCACATCGTCCACCAAACACAAAGCTCATCTACTTTGTGGGTAACTTCGCTAATACAGCGGCCTTTTTCCGAGCTGGTATTGACCAGATCGATGAGAAAGATGTGGAATCTTATATGACTGGCAAGCCAAAGAAAACGGTTGGCAAGCCAGCAATCACCAACGAGGAGGCCAAGGAACGTGGCGGGACCAGCAACTGAGAAGTGTGAAGAGTGTAGTCAAGATACCGATAATCAATGCGATGATTGCGGTGCAGATGTGTGCGAAGATTGCATGACAGATCATAATGAGTGGGAACACGGTGATCAAGAAAGTGAATTTTAATTTTAAAATACCACAATACATGGTATAATAGACCTACGCCAATATTGGCTTTAATGTAACCTATGGAGAAAATATGACTAACACAAAAATCAAGCTCAATCTAGATTCCCTCAAATCCCGCAAAGAATGGACACGCCACAAGGTAAAGGACGGACATAACGTTTTCCGCGTTCTTCCACCATTTGGTGAAGCGTCTAACGGCTATCCGTATCGTAAGTGGCAGATCGTTTGGGGTCTAGTTGATCCCGAGTCCGGTCGCGCTCGTCCGTATGCCGATTCCCTCATCACTGAAAAATCCAGTCCAATCGTTGAGTTCGTTGACGCGCTCAAGGCTCGTGCTGAAACGATGGGTGTTACACTGGCAACTAAGGGTGCCAGTGAAGATGAAGTAGCAGAGCGTTTGAAGGGCCTTCAACAGCTCATCAGCGACCTCGTTCCTCGCACGTCCTATGTCTACAATGCGGCCGACAAGGCCGGCACTGTTGGTCTTCTTGAACTCAAGTCGACCGCTCATAAAGACATGAAGTCGAGAATGAATGAGTACATTCAAGACTATAACCAGGATCCAACCTCGCTTAATAGCGCAGACGATGATTCTGGTGTGTGGTTCGATGTCATTCGTACCAATGAAACCGGTAAGTTCCGCGATACTAAGTACGAAGTCAAGAAGGTTCAAGCTAAGGTGAAGACTGCTACCGGCGGTGTTTCATTCGTAGATGACCGTTCTCCACTCCCAGAGGCGATCGTTGAGAATTACGATAACCTCGGATACGACCTTACTTCTATCTATCAGCAGAAGACGTATGAAGAACTTAAGGAAATCCTTAATGCCAATATGTCTCGCATTATCGAACTGTGCCCAGATGCTGACCTCAGCTCTGAGCCCTCGCTCGGTTCTTCGGCCCTAAAGGCCGCTAAGACTGCTCCAGCAAAACTTGCTGGCGCTGGCAAAGTGAATGTTCGTCTTGATGATGCTGATGATGAGGCACCTGCTGCAAAACAGTCGGCCCGTACTCACACTCCAGCGGCAAAATCTGCAGCTCCAGCTGCAGGCGCTGACGACTTCATGGCAGAAGAGTACTCTGCGTTGATACCACTGCT